ATGTGGGTATTGCTTGTAGAGTGCTGTTACTTGTCTATCAACCAGCGAAGGCTTGAGCTGGTTTGGGCATTAAGTAAAGAATTATGATCTTCGGATCTAGTGGATTGACCTGGCGCTGTCATAGCTTAATCGGCTTTTCAGCATCAATACAGCAATGAAGTTACTAACAACCGTACTTTTGCCAGAAACTCTGAGGTAACACTCAACTCTTTTAACAATGATGATTTGTGTGACACTGATATTTGTTCACCCAAGTCATTTTCAAAACAAAAACACAATAAGCGTGAATTGCGAAAACGAAGACAAACTGAATATTCTAGTTTTGAAAAGAAACGAATGAATGTTATAGAATCGTTAGAGCATGAACGTACTTTAAGCCACAACAAGTCAACACCAAAAATTGACAAATTGGTTGTGGAATTGGAGAAATTAAATAAGCAGTATTTTAAAGCTCATTCTAATATCTCCTATGATTCTATTAAAACAGGAATCAAATCGATTGATTTTCTGCATCTGATATCTAAACAATTGGAAGAAGGTGCATTATTGATTTCTGATTTTAATATTGATCGCACTGTATTGATTCGATTCTTTACCCAATTGGCGACAACTTGTTATAATATTTATGTTACACCAAGTTTGAAGTCATTAGTAATTAATTTAGGTAATTTGTTGGTTCAATACTTTCCCGCTGAATACATTAATATGATTATTGAATGGTTTTTCGATGCAATTTTTGAATACTCGAAAAATTTCAATGATGTCGTTGCAATGGCGAAGAAGGATGAGGTTCCTGAAGAGGAACAGCAGACTATCTTTACCCGAGTACAACATTTTATTACATCATTATTTGATATGTTCGGCGATGAACGATGGAGCCAAATTGGTGATTTCTTTATCAAATTGGCATCATTGTGGGCTGCATTAGAAAAAGGTGTAGCTTTTGAATCTTTTGACATGAAAACCATTTCCGCAAAATGGAAAGATTGGCAAAAGGTTGGCGATTCTGCTGCTGATATTTTCGGTATGATGAATGATGCTTATTTATTCGTTGTATTACACTGGAAATCATTAGTAACAGGAGATTGGTCACCATTGTTTTTAGGCAAACAAGAAGCAAAAGATTTTGAAGCTGAAGTTCTTTCATTAGGACAACAATTTGAAGTCGTGATGTCTGGACGTTTAGATGAATTGAAGGAGCGTTACAAACGCACTGAAGAACAATTTGAATCTAGTCTAGCATCTTGTATAAAACGTGGTGAAAAATTAGCCGCTATTGCATCAAGTGTTCAACAAAAAATGAGTATTGCACGCTTTCTTGAAGGCCTTACCAAGAAGCAAAGTGCATACTATGCGTTGAAAACTGATGCTCCAACACGAGAAGAGCCCTATGGTTTGAAATTATGGGGAGCTTCTGGTGTTGGAAAGAGTACGTTATTAAATTTTATAAATCGAGCTTTGCTAGATGCTTATGATCACGATCACACTAATAAAGGACTTATTACAGCCGCAAATATTTATGAGGCGTTTGAGTCTAATGTTGAACCACAACATAAGATTATTAATTGTGATGATGTTGGTAACAATCCTAATCAAAAAGCAAATTTCGATTATATATTGAATTATATTAACACTACCCCACGACCATTAAAGAAGGCAGGTGTCGAAGAAAAAGGAAAGAAATTTCCAATGAACGATGCTTGTGTTGTAACCTGTAACCCTGAAGATATGGGTGCAGAATCAAATTGTCTTGAGAGTATTTTTCGACGATTTAGATTACATGCACAAGTTAAGATTCGCCCTGAATTCCAAAACGGTTCTGGTGGTGTTATAGATCTACCCAATATGCGTTTCGACATTTACGAATTTGTTTTGAAACGCTTTAGTCATGTTCAATATACCGAAGAAATTGAAGATGACGATGGTAATGTGCAAACAATTGATTTACGTAAACCCATTACCATTTATAAGACGATCCCACGAGATGAGTGGCAAAAATCTGGAGATATAGCAGATGATTTCAAATTCTTTATTCGTTTTTTGGTCGAAGATGTGAAACATCATCGTGTAAACCAGAAGAATAAGGCTGCTTTCCAGAAAGAGTTATCCGATATGAAATTTTGTGATACTTGTAAAAACCCTAAACTGTTGTGTTTATGTTCACATGATCAATGTGTTGAAGCTGAGAACTTTGATCCTATAGATCATTTATTTTGTGAACCTGTATTAGAAACACAATTGTTTGATGATAAACGAGTAGAAACTATTACTCCACAATCGGATGAGATCGTTGTTGAAACAGTTGATGAGAATGATGAAGTTGTTGCCATGTTCAATGTGCAAGACTTTTTAGATACTCTTCCAACTGTTGATTTAACTAATTTACATATGATGACCACTTTACATTGTTATAATGTAGCTTTTCGTGTTGAAATGTGGCGGCAATTAGCTACCGCTTTCTTTCATCATCGAGTCAAAATTATTTTTGGTTTTAATTTGTGGTGTCAATTTTTGGCACTGCTTTTTTGCTATTCTGTTTTGACTGGTCAATCATATTGTTTTGTGGCATTTTTATTAGTCACTCTAATCTTTTTGGGCTTATGTTGGTATTCGTTTAAACAAGCTGTTACGAAAACATTGCAACGTAGGTCTGATCAATTATCTGCACTATGTGAGACAACTTCTGAGTTTGTGTATAATCATGGTCGAAAATTATTTGCATCATTTATAGTAGTTTATAGCTTTTTCAAGATAGTTAGATTATTTAGAACAGTTAATGATATTGCTTCTGAAGATACAACAACTTATCTTGATAAAGCCAATGATGCATTTCGAGCGCGAATGCAAGAACCTCCAAAACGATACCACCGTCCCCGCGGTGATGAACGTGATTATAAAGAGGGTTA